CACCTTATTGTTGGCATATGGAACCACATACACTTTACCACCTCGATCCTGAACCACACATTTTGTTCCGCCCTTTTTATACGCATCATCCAGAATATCCAGAATCACATATGCAAGACTTTCTGATTTGTAAGCGAGCTTTGCATGGGTTTCATTCGGACCGCTGTAAGAGCCGAGAGGAATCTCCCAGTTGTCAAATATCTTCATAATCGCCGACTTTGTTCCGATTCCGGAAGAATAATATATGTTGTCTTGGCTTTCCTGCAAATTATACAGGTTGTCATAGCATTTCACATCAAACCGGTCACTGTCCGAAGAATAACTCGGTTTCCAGGTTGTGATATACCCCCTGGCAACCTCTTCATCTTTTTTTCCATCCGTAGCAAATATTCCAACAAGACATCCGAGCTTTGCTATCGAAGACAGCAGACCTTGTGTGGACTTCTCATTCCTCGTGGTAAAGGAGATTCGGGTGGACAGTTCTTTTTCTCCCTGTTCCCACCCCAAATCATCCACATAATCCTTGATGTTGTACTGCTTTCCTTTTTCATCCATTATCACTAGGCGGTACTGAACGTTTGCAATATCAATCATTCCAGCACCTCCTTAGTTTGGAATGGTAAGTACGGTTCCCGGATAAATCCAATGTCCGCAGTCACTTCCCCGCCCTCCACGGTACCTGTTCGCCGTAGATTCAATGACGGATTTGTTTGCATCGTAGATCTTCTTCCAGTTAGAACCGCTGCCACCGTAATATTTTCTGGCAATGGACCAAAGGTTGTCTCCCGATTTTACGGTATATGTACCTTTGTTTGCAGGCGCCGCCGGAGCAGGTCTGGTATTCGTTTTCTTTACAAATTTGACAATCTTCAACTCATCAGTGGTATAGATCTTCAGATACTTATACCGGATGAACTCAATCTTGTACTCTTTGTTTCCGAATCCTCCTACTTCCTCACAGGTAAAGGAACTGATCGTAACATCGATATTGATATTCGTTCCAGTCACCATCAGCCTGAGTACGGTGCCCTTTTCCTGCCAGTTTTGTAACGTTTTTTCGCATTCAGAAGGTTTTACCCATGTTTTCACAATAGATTCCTTCTTCTTTGCTTCACCAAAAAAGACACCTTCCCACGAAATCGTAGTTGGTGTCATTCCTTTTGGAATTTTAATAGTCCCCATTGATAGAATGTCGAAGGACTGATAATTTGTTGAGTTTTTCACTCTGATACGTTCCGGGAGGCTAGGAAATGTAAACCTTCTGCCTCCACTTCCCGTTTCGGTAAGATAAATGTCCATTCCATGCCTCCTTATGCGTTCACTGGCATATTTGAGAATACTTCTCCGAGGCGGTCTGCCAGCTCTCCGCCCAGATCATCAGCCAGCTCCTTGAAGTGGCTCTTTATGATTCTCATGATATCCTCATCGCTCTGTCCACCGCCGCCTGAAATTACAAACTGCGGATTCACATTCACATTGAGTTTTACTTCTTTTGTTCCACTTTCGCCTTCATGCCGAACACTTGTCGGAATCGGTTCAGAAGTATCGCTGTCCTCTTCCGAAATGGCCTGTATTGCATTTTGTGCGGTGTAATCATAGTAAGTAGCTGCAGATGCAGGATTTCCTATCATGCCGCCTTCTGCGTGCTGTGGAATCCCGAGTATCTGTCCGGCTTGTGCCCATAACTCAAGACCTCTCCTTCGACGTTTACTGCCTAGAGGAATAATTACCTCTGGACCATCTTCTCCCCACCATGTCAGCTCTGGACCATAAGAGAATCCTCCATTTGCATTAGAAGCAATACTTCCTGAAACAGTTGCTGATCCGGATCCACCGCCGCTGAAGCTGATAGTAGCCGTCGGATTTGCAAGCTTATAGTTTACTGTGATCGTAACCGTTGTTGTTGTTGTGAAACCTGCGGCGAAAGCACTGTTTATCGCAGCTCCAACATCACTGTAAAGTGTAGAAATAGCACCTTGGATTGTTCCCATGGTTGCTGTGATAGCATTCGATATTCCAGTTCCGACCGCTGATGTAACTCCAGAGTAATCAAGTCCCTGCACAGATCCTGCAATGCTACTCTGCAGGGCAGTTGCGAATCCTGTTGTATCTATACTTTCTGCCGATGACAGTGCTGCCGAAAGGCTTGTATTCAAGCTGGATGCCGCCTCAGTCAAATCCACTCCCTCTATCGAAGAAGTAATGGAACTTTGTATGCTTTCCTGAAGTCCAGAACCAGACTCAGACATATCGAGCGAAGCCATTGATTCTCCGAGTTTTGCATTCAGCGTTTCCCCTGCTCCGGAAAGGTCCACATTTTCAAGAGACGTCAGCAGAGAAGTCTGTAAACTATCCTGCAATCCTGCTCCGGATTCAGACATATCCAGCCCATTCATACTTTCATTGACTTTTCCCATAAGGGTTTCTCCGGCACCAGACAGATCAACATTATCAATAGATGAATTCACCATACTGTTTACACTGTCGCTCATGTCTATATCGGTTCCGGAAAGTGCAGAGCTCATCTGATCAGGCAGAGAAGCTGCAACCTGGCTCATTAACTCGGTGATAGCGGACTGCGTTTCCGCAGAAAGTCCATCAAGGTCGAGCCATTGTGAAGCTGTAGAAACATCCCAGTTCTCCACATCAACTCCTGCCGCCATAGCATTGTGCATTGCGGTTCCGAGCTTTTCAGCTACCGTTCCTTCTATATCCGGTAAGATTCCGTCCAGCTCACTTCCGAAAGCATCAGCTATCGACTGCAATTCAAAACTCTCTACCCTCACGGACAGGTCAGTTATCTTTGCCTGATACCCTTCTGTAAGAGCCTGTAACTGTGCATCGAACTGCTCCTGATTTATAGCACCGCTCTGTAGCTGCAGATTAAGGTTTGTAAGAGAAACTTCCAAAGCATCGTCATAAGACTGAGCCGCCTCCTGAACGTTCGTCTGGATTTCAGCAACCAGATTTGCGAAAGAATCCGAATCGAGGGATGCACCAGAATATTTAATCTTCAGGCTTTGGAAACTTGCTTCGGTCTCCGCCTGGCTGATTTGATTGGTAATATCCGTAATCTGATTCTGTAAATTGGTAATCTCATCCTGCTCATCCAGCGTAATAACTCCGTCTTCAAGAGCAACATTGACTTTTGCATGAAGATCTTTTCCAAGGCTTTCTATCTTGGACTGCATATCTGCATACATGGCATTCAATCCGGTAGTCATGTCGGTTTCGTTCCCCGGCTCCACAAGCAGATCTATTGCGGCTTTCGCCTGATAGTGCTTGTCCTCCAGGTACTGCGATGCACTCGAGAGCATATTGTCAACGCCTGCGATATACTCAGATATTTCATTGTCATCAAACTTCATTCCGAGTGACGCTTTCCAATTCAACTTATCCATTGTGCTTACTGAGCTCTGGAGATTCGCAAGAGAATTCTGTGCGTCACTGGCCGCACTTGAAAATTTCGTAAATGCCTGTTCCTGATCTCCGAAGACAATCTGCTTTGCAGCATCCTTAATTTCTTTTACGGATAATTTGATATTTCCAAAGCTGTCCTGCACTTTCTTAGACGCCGCCTCTTGCATCATAGAGGCAAACCTCTCTGCAGATACTGTTGTGTCATTGAATGCGTCTTTCAGCTTGGAATTCTCAAACCGGGAACCTTCCAGGGCATACTTTGATTTCTGCTCCATAAGCTCCGCTGCCGCTGCCGCTTCTTCTGCGGCCTGCTTTGTCTCCTCGTAGTCTTCTTTGACCTTATTTCCGCCGAACCAGCCGGCAATACCACCGATTCCTGCACCAATTAAGCCTCCGACAACCGTTCCGAGTCCAGGAATAACGCTACCGATTGCAGCTCCTAAAGCCGCTCCGCCGGCAACGCCACCAACTTTTAATCCTGCTGATGTTCCATAAGCCTTCTTTTCTGCCGCCTCATCGGATTTAATTGCATGATAAGCGTCAATTCCTCCACTTATGAGTGTTGCTCCTCCGACAACCCCGCCTCCGGCCGCTGCTGCACCAGAAGCAATAAGTCCGGCTCCCGTAGTTGCTGTAGAACCGATTTTCAGACCAAACATACCGGCAGATGCTCCAAGGCCTTTCAGTCCTGTTCCTGCCGCTGCAGATCCGATAATAGCACTTCCAAGTCCTAATCCGCCTTCTCCACTTCCGAATATCGTCTTTCCGAGTTTAACTCCTTTGATACCGGCACCCAAAAGAGGTGTTGCAACTTTCGCAACAAGTGCTGCAGATAACCAGGAAGACAGATCTGCGTCACCGGTAAATATTTTTCCTGCATTTTTGAAGATTCCGGAAATAGCACTGCCAATAGCAGATTGAATCTCAGACGCATTGAATCCACTTACGAATCCGCTTGCGAACTGCCGCCCTATAGTTGCACCCTCATCAATCGTAGAACCTACGTCGATTCCGAGTAGTGTAAGGATTCCGGCCGATATTCCAGATCCAAGTCCTTTTCCAATATCTTCAGCTTTTAACATTATCTTTTGTTTTCCGGATGAATCCCACCATTCAGAAAACGGTTCGGCAATCAGCTTATCCCATCCAATCTTTATCTTTCCGAATAAGTCAGCATCCTGCCATTCCTTCGTACCAGTAAATTCAGATATTTTTTCTTTTGTGTGGTCCACAAATTCATCAATCCTATCCATGGTAAGAAGGAGTGTATCTTCTATATCAGGCATTTTTTCTATCATCCAATCAAGGGCATCCATAAGATACGGCTTAAATCTCTCTCCGAGAGATATTTTTACACCGTCAAGAGCAGACTTAAACAAAGTCCATTTACCGGATAAGTTATCCAGCATTGTATCTGCCATCTTCTTCGATGCTCCATCTGCATTTCCGATAGCTTCTGCCAATTTGTTGTAGTCTTCCTCAGAAGCATTTACCAGAGCAAGAAGACCTGACATGGCCTCCTGTCCGGCCAGCTGAGATGCCATCTGAACCTTCTGTTCCTGAGTGAGCCCTGCAAAACTCTTTCTGAGATCTTTCATAACATCGTTCAGAGGTCTCATACTTCCGTCTGTATTCGTAATGCTCAATCCGAGCTTTTCAATAGCTTCTGCTGCATCTGAAGGAGGATCCGACAATCTCGTAAAGATAGAACGGAGTGCAGTACCTGCTTTTTCTCCTTTGATACCAGCATTTGCCATAAGTCCGATCGCCAGTGCCGTGTCCTCAATGCTATATCCCATCGCACCCGCAACAGGAGCAACGTATTGGAATGTCTGTCCCATTTTAGATACATTGGTATTTGCATTTGCGGAGGCCTGCGCCAAGACGTCTGCAAAGTGTGTGGAATCGGATGCTTTCAGGTTGAAAGCGGTAAGTGCGTCAGTAACAATATCTGATGTGGTTCCGAGATCTTCTCCGCTGGCTGCTGCCAGGTTCATGATACCTTCGATACCACTCATCATGTCTGAGGCTTTCCATCCCGCCATAGCCATGTAGTTAAAGGCCTCCGCGCTCTGTGCCGCTGTAAACTTCGTGGTGGCACCCATTTGCTTTGCTTTTTCTGTAAGCTGTGTAAATTCTTCTCCAGTGGCTCCGGAAATAGCCTTTACCTGGCTCATAGCAGCTTCAAACTCTGCATACGTCTTTACGGTACTGGCAATGCCCGCGCCAGCCGATATGGTAACTCCTGCGGCTACAAGCGGGCTTTTCAAGAGTCCGAATACTCTTTTTACAGGTGAAGTAACAAGGTCAACTGCTTTCAGAGTCACTCGCCAAGCCTTACTGCTCAGGCTCTTAACGTATGTAATCGCCTGCTTTACGGTAGGAGTGATTTTATCCTTTGCCTCAAGGAGTATCTGCCACTTCTGCTTTGTCACAGAACCGAGTGATTTTTCAAACCCGGAGGCTTTCTTCGAGACATTATCCATGCTTTTTCCGAGTGATTTTTCAAATCCAGAAGCACTTTTCGATGCACTGTCCATACTCTTCTGAGCATTTTTCGCCGCATTATCCAAGTCTTCCATCTTCGCCGTCACACTACCGAGCGCCGGATCAGTCTTATCCTGTGTTTCAATAGGGATCTCAATCTTTATGACCTTAGCCGCCATTTGCCGCACCTCCCTTCTCATCGTCTTCAAGGCGAACCATCATAGACGCAAACATAAACGCCCTTACTCCCGGTGTCTTGGAATAAACCTCATCCGGTGTTATTCCGGTCCGCTGGAAGATCTGATGTAAAAGCGTTACTTTACCGCCGGCGCGAATCAGTTTTTTGTAACATCTTCAAGATTGTTTTCCACTTCTTCGATATTCTCAGAATTGAATCCACTCATCTTATTGATTTCATCAATAATGCGGTCTTTTTCACCGCCGAGCAGAACAGCCTCGATAACATCCAGAGCGGTTACGATCTGGTGTCCCTGAGCAATCAGTCCATTCCATACCTGCTTGTTGTCCCACAGCTTATTTCTGTCTTCCTCAACAGTCGCATGGTAAATGAGGGAAGAACGGAACTTCGCATTGTCAGTTTCCTCTGCGAATTTGACTCCGATCTGTTTGTTACGAACATACTTCGTATGCTTTTTGCGGCTCTTGTTCGCCTCTTCCTCTCCAAGAGCGTGGATCCGGAATGAGAAGAACAGCTTTCCGCCTCTTACGATGTCAATCTGAGATACTTCCTCTGATTTATAAGCTGCAGCTGACAGCATTCCAGCGATAAAGTCATCTTCTTTCACTCTGAGCTGGTTCTTTGTTTCCTCTGCAGAGAAAGTTTCCTCTCTTACTTCTTCCTCAATGTTTTCTTCCGGTTTTCCGTTTACGCTTGTTAATTTCGCCATGATTCTTCCTCCTTAAAAATAATGGGGCGATTCTCTCGCCCCACCTGTAAACATATTGATTAAATAGAAAGTTCCTTCTGCAGATCCGGTTTTCCGTTTACGAAGAAACTCCAGTTACGTTTGATCACATCTCCGTTTGCTACATTCTGAAGATCGATGTCTCCGGACGGGATGCATTCTCTGTAAACCACACGTTCTTCTGAACCGTTAAGACCGATCAGTACGCCCTGGAATACAAACTGCGGTGTAACACCTGTTTTCATGGATTCCATTAAGGTCTTGAACATATCAATATCCTCAATGACGATCTCAGTTACAGTAATAGTGATTCCATAGGAATCGGATGTCTCATGTTCCTGCGGATCTCCAAGCGGGCGGTACTTAACATTGTTGTAAGTAGCTTTGGATGCAAATGTTTCCATGCTGGCAAGGAGAGTTCCGTCTCCGTCATACAGGCCCGCATCTTTGCCGGTACGGGCGTGGCGTGCATCAGATGATGCTCTTTCATTGATTGCCATTGTCTAATCCTCCTTCTTTATTCATCTGTTCTGCTGCTGAACTGGAATTTATATGTCAGGTAAATGTGTTCGATGGAATCCTTGTCGATTACGGAAATATCGAAATATGCGTAATCTCCATCAGATGTATAGAGGGTATTCTCGGTAACAGTACCGGACACCAGTTTTCCTTCATTTACCATGGCATTAACGATACCCTGCAGCTGGCTTACAACCGTTGCTCTTCCGTTGGTATCGTTGTCCACTTTTCCGATCAGGCTGTCTGCCTGGTCATTGCAGCGAGTAATAAGCTCATATCTGGTTTTTGTTCTGCGGATTTTCTTCCATCCGTCATCCTGATTGTCAGACGGAGTTACCAGCGTGTTGATCGCACTGTCAATCCAGATCTGTCCCGTGGTGTTCGTGCTCAGTACGATACATCCCTTTTTCTCAGCATTGGTAATCTGAGTAGGAGTCAGCACATCCACAAGTTTTGTGAATCCGCTGATTACAGAATGAGTAAGGGATTTATTGGAAG